GTGTGGCTTGCGGAGCCTCGGGGGCCTTTTGCTCAACTCCATTTTGTTTGGCACTAACGGCCTCCCTCAATGCTTGGAGCTCACCAACTACTTGAGCCATAAGCACGTTTGCTTGACGAGCAAGTGCGATGGACTCAGGGACGTTGACCTCTGGAGCTTGGTTTGGCATCGGCTCGGTGGGAGGGACGCCGGCTTGCTTGGTCTTATCCATTCCATCGGCCTCAGTGCCGCTTTCGTCCTCAACCTCAGGCTCTTGGCTCTCAGGCTTGCAACGGCCAATCACGGCGGTCACACCGTCCTCAAGCTCTAGGTCGGTTGTGGCAACAAACTCATCGGCCGGACGTTGCGTGACAACCCAACCGGCATCGGTTTCCTCAACCTGATCGGATGCCCACCCATACTCATCCGCCCACTTTTTGGCGTCATCAAGTGTGGGAAATTTATCTTTTGGTAATAAGAGCGACTGAACCTCGAGCTCAAATCCATCGGCGGCCATGGTGGGACCGTCATTGCCTTCGGCAACCGCATCGGCCGGCTCACCTTCACCCTCTTTATTGTCGGATTGGTCCTCCGTTTCATCGTCGGGTTTGTCACTAGCGGCCTTGATGACGGCGGCTTTGAGCTCGTCATAGTCATAACGCTTGGTCACATTAAATAATGAGTCTTGATTACAAGGCAAACTGACGACGCTGATTTCGAATAGCTCCGCTTGCTTGATCTCGGTTTTTCCGTGATCACCCGGCTCAGCCTCGATGCAATCAAAGCCAACGGAAAAGGCGTTTAATATGCCCTCTTTAATCAAGTCACGCACGCGGCTGATCTCGGGATCACCGCTTTGGGATATGCGAGCTTTGACATATAGACCGTCATCACGCGCCTCGGTGACGAGTGCCTTGCCGATTGGTTTGCTCTTATCGTGGTTGAATAGGATGATTGCGTTTTTCTGAAAGTTGTCCAGTTTCCATGCCGATTTGTTGATGATGTCGCCGGCACGGTCAAACACCGCTTTATTGGCCCACCCTTCAATCACCACACCCTTGGATGTCTCGGCCGTTTTAAATATGCCGAGGATCGCTTTATTTTGATGACGCACTATCAACCTCCCCTTTTCGGTATTTTAAAGCCCATTGTCTCGGCATCATCGACGGCAAGTGCAATCATCTTGCACCGGCAATTGATGACCTCCTCGGGTTTGTTCGAGTTGGGATCTGAGGGAAACATCAAGTCATTGCCGAAAGGCTCATCCGTAAACCTCACCTCACCGGCAAGTTTCCAATGATTGCCTTTGGAGTTTGGATATTTCCCGCTTGGATCACCGCGCACCAAATCGTCCTCCATGGTGAGCCAAACCTTGACCATGGGACCAAGTATTTTCTCGGAGTCAGATAGTGCGGCCGCTTGACCGAGAGCCGATGCCGTCATCACCTCGGTCCGCGCAATGGTGAGTGCCCGGTTAAACATGGCGTCACCGTCTTTATAAAACTCCGCAATGTTGCGTGCGATATCTTGGAGTGAGAGGTTTTCGGCCATGCCGTCCTCAATCACTTGCATCACGTCCTCGGTCGATTTTTTGGCGATAAACTTAAATGACCGGACGCCTCGTGCCTCAAGGGTTGCGCGGCGTTTGTTGGAGTTTCGCAACCTGATAGCCTCGAGTGCTCTCACATCGTCGCCACCTAATTGGACGCCAAGGGTTGAGTCATAGCCTATGTCAACCATCGAGGTGAGGACATCGGCATATCCTTCAAGGTATTGGTCCTCAAGGTCATCCATTGCGGCAATGATTCGCCGGCGGAGCTCTTTTTTGCTCGGTAGGTCATCGGCTTTTTTCTCACCTACAACCGCCCTGATCACACCATCGGCCTGATCGGCAAACAACTTCATCACCGACTTGGCAAACTCCGGTGCGATCTCCTCGGCCTTTGAGTCGATTCGGCGTGAGTTGCGGCTCACGACATCCCCAGCTTTTACTATAGCTTTGAGATTGTCCGCGTTTGTTGCAATCAACTCCGAATGTATAGCCGTGTCATCTAGTTTAATTGGGTTGCCTTGGTCTACTGGAGGCGGCGGCTTTACTTCATTTTCACCGATCACTCTTGCAGCGTCCTCGGGAGATAGGGCAAACGCTATAGATATGATGTTGATTGCGCTATCTCTCGTGATCTCGCCGCGGCTATACGCCGCGACTATCTCCATGAGAGATGAGACTTGAGCTCCGTTGAGAGCTTGTTGCGGTGAGGTGACTTGATTTGCCAAGGCATCGGCGGCAACGGTTGGATCTGCCGTGACGGTTGGATCGGCCGGAGCGGTAGCCGCGGCCGGTAGGTTTACACCGCCAACTCCCGGTGCCGTGTCACCACTCTCGAGTGGATCAAGGTCATATAGCTTGGCCCTAACCTCGTTCAAAGTATGGGTGTGGAGTAATTTCTCGGCTAGTTGCGCTTTTTGATCTTGGTCCTCTTGGAGCACGTCAACGTCACTGAGATCAAACTCAATAAAGTATCCATCACCTAGCTCATCGGCGAAAAACTTGGTGAGGCTCCCAGCGATGCGCCGCATAATGCTCCGGAGTTGTCCGGACCAGAAATTTTTGAGTGCCGTCTTATACTCTTGGCTCCCGAGGCTACCAGACTCCGCGAGGCCGAGCTCATGCTTGGGGATTTGGAGCAAATTCATGATGGTTTCGCGGTTAGCGTTCACATACTCAATGAGTTGCTGATCCGCTAGTGACTGGCTGATTGTTTGAGCCGATACACCTTTTGGCAAAATCATCGTTTTCCGTTGATTAGCTCGGCCAGTGTATGCGTTTTCAAACGAGCGTAAAAGCCGGATGGCGTTTTTCTCATTAGCAACGTCAACCATTTCGAGCAATAGCCCGGGTTGAGCTCCCTTGAGATAAAAATTGTTTAGGTACTCCGAAGTAAACCGATTGAATAGTACCGATTTTCGGCCGGGGATAAATGGCGACAACCCAAAAATCCGTGAGCTTGGGTTTGGCCTCCGGATGTGACACACCTCACTTGGATCAAACTTGAGAGCTCGGCGTGCCATCTCTTGGGTGTAATAGACACGGTATGAACTAACACCACCATCGGAGCTCTGCTCAACAACGGTGGCCTCACTTGGCAAAAGCAAAAGTTGATTTTCTTTTTTCGCTCGCCATACAAACGAGTTTCCCATCAAGCAATCATCGACAACTAGCGCGTATAGCCATGAGTGATAGTCTTGATCGGAGTTTGGATTTTCGAGTATTTTTTGCACTGAATGTCCCTCGGCCGGGGACACCATCTTTTTGCCGTCAACCAACTCCTCACGCATCACACGCATCCATTGGCTCGATATCTTGGATGCAATGCGGTCACACACGATAAAAACCCAGTCCTCACTAAAGAAAAGGTTTTTGAGTGCAACTTGGTCAATGGCGTTGCGTGGATCTTGACTGAGATTTGATTGCGAGTTGTCTGAGATGATATCTTGAGCGAGGCTCTTTTGCGTGACATCCAAGGTTGATGCCATGTGAGCCGCGGCCATCTCATCCCAATATGAAAAATCATCGTCAATCATCGTCATCGTCATGACCTTGATATAGTTGCTCAAGCTCAGTGAGTGCTTGCGGTTTCAAATCTTCTAAATAGTCGAGATCGGTTTGCCTTTCAGAGTAGTCCAATAAAGCGGCGTGGGCAAGCAAGAGGGAGCACACGGTGTCATCGTGGGCACCGCCGGCGGCGGCATATCTGAGTAGTCCAATCTGACTTGATTGCACCTCAAAGGCCTCGAGCTCATATAAGAGAGTTGGCCATTGGGGTATTAAAATGGAGCGTTGCTCAAAGGCGGTCATGAGCCTATTGACCATTTCGGCCTTGCTCGCGTTGGTGAATGTGATGCCAACATAGTTGAGATCGGTATAGGCAAGTTGATCATCAATCGCCATGCCAACGCCGGTTTTGTCGTGGTAGCACGCTAGGACAGACTTAAACTTTCGATTAAACTTGATGAGCCTACGGATGGCCTCGGTGTATGCTTGCTTATGAAACCGTTGCACGCCAACCACTTGACGGCTCTCAATGTCTATTGCGGTGAATACACAATAGTCATTTGTTTTTGCCCAGTCGGCACCTATCACGAC